CTTGGTTAGCCCGCTGTAGAAGGGGTATGACGGCATGCTTCTAGTAGCCTAACCATGTCAGTCGAAATAGTCTTCTTCTGACAGCTCACTTTCGAGAGTGTCATCCGACATTTCGTCAAACGCCGCGTTGCCCTGTTGGCCTTGGAGTCTCCGCCTTGCGACGGGACCAATTCCATCCCGCAGCCGCGGAGCCTTATCAGGGCCCCACACTGCTGTTGGCGGCGGGCGCCCATCATTTCTGAGTGACGCAGGGTGTGTCGGAGTACGCCCAGGTGCAATCGGAACGCGTCGCACTGCCGGAGTCATCGGTGGTCTCCGACGTACGAAACCCGCTAACACGTCCCCCTGCCGTTCTTCCTCCTCCATTGCTTCGGCCCAATCAAGGTCCACAAGCACACTGTCGGAGAGGAGCTCCGTCTCATGCACCATCCACAGCTCGGCCGGATCCCGCTTAACGGCAGTCAACAAGCCCTCCAAGGAGGGTTTTGTTGACTCTGCCAGCGGGTTTTCCATAACGGCCCAGCGCAACTTCGGGTCGTCGCGGTCGCCAAACCTGCGTATGGTGTCTTCCAAGAGCTCCACGGCAGCGCTCCGAAACTCCGCAAATGAGGCCTCAAGCTCAGCCGTCGGCATGCCGAGGTTGAGCGAGATTGACCCCAAGCGCATTGCCTCGGTAACCTGCAACTCGCCTTTTGTTGCCACCCACTTCAGCGCCGGAAAGGGCAATTGCGCCATCATACGAGGCACATCGCAGTGTACCCTCACGCTCCCGTCGCGAACGTGGAAGTGATAGCCCACGAAGAGAAAAGGGCACTGGGTCAGTGACTCTACCATCGAAACAGTTCGGCCTCGCCAGTACTGCTCCAACCTTACGGCGAATCCCATTCCCTCCCCGGTGTCATTCAAGACTTTAACTATCACTTCCTCGTCAAGGCTCCCCTGCAAAGCCTCAACCACTCGCGCGCTCATCACGTCCATCAGCATATCGTTTACCTTCGACTGCAGGGGCATGCCGGAAGGCCCGGCGTGTTTCCACCGCCGGACAATTGACCCGGTGGTAACGACCAACCGCTCTCTAGCATATGCATACCAGAGGTCGGCAGCCACTTTGTCCACCCGCGCCAACTCCGTCCGCACCTCCTGGTGCACGGCTTCTGTTACAGCCCCATGTTGTGTCAGGTCGAAATTGCTGCAGTCCAGCGCAAACATACACATCTCAGCACCCTGCTTCAGTATCACCCACGAATCATCACCTACGTGAACGTAGGCTCGCGTGAGATCCTCATCCAGCTGGCGCTGTAACGCAGCGACTAGCTCGGCCGCCCCCCCTCTTACCAGCGACATACCAATGCCGCTATGGGACGAGTTCTGTCCGATGTGCTTTGCGTTCAGCTCCAGTACTTGAGTTGCGGTCTGCATGTTTAGCATCATCTGGCGAGGGAAAGCGTTGTAGAACCGCATGCGGCCCTCCACCACCTTCTCCTGCGCGTAGTAGTCTGCCTTGGCCTTTCCGCGCACGGCCACCAGCCATGGCCGTGACACTTCCGCCTCACGAAGCCAGTCCCACACACTAGAACAACGCTCTAGCTCCGATCGTATGGTGAGGGCGAGACCCATGCTCATCATGGCCGCTCCTGGAGTGCTCCATTTCCCCAGGACCGGGAACCCATTGTCCGAATTTGGGTTCACCGTCACTCCCACCTCACCATCAACCGGATTAAGTGGATACGGACGCAACGCTGGTTTAGGCAAGTCCGCCATAGCGAGCCCACATCTACCTAACGCAGCTCTCGCTTCGTCCCTCGTAATGAGGCGTCTAGGTCTCCTCCCAGCCCTGGGGTACGCCGATGCGATACGACCCAAGGCCCCCTCTGTTCCAGCATCCACATACACTTTGGTGGACATCGCAAGACCTATGGCATTCCTAGAGAACTGCCCCGTCAGGGGTAGCCTGCCAAACACCCGATTCGCC